TGCCACGATGCGGTGATTGCGCAGGGCGCGACCCAGGGCACTTCGCACCGGCTGAAATCGCAGTTCACGCGCATAGTCGGTGGCGCTGCCAACACCGGCGTGGTGCTGCCCTCGATCTTGAGCGGCGAGGCCACGATCGGGAAATACATGGTCATGAACGATGGACCGAACACCATCAAGGTCTATCCCTCGATTGGTGAAAACCAAGGAGGGGCCGCCAATGCTGCGCTTTCAATCCCGGCGGGACAGAGTGGCGTTTTTTTCCCAGTTGCGAATTCGAAGGGCGGTACGGTTGATTGGCGCGGCGGCGTCATTGCGTAAGGAGGTGAGCAATGTTTGCGACCGGGTTTACGCCCCAGCAACTAAACGCCGGAAACGCTGACAGCGTGGCGATGAACGGCGACGCCGCCGTCATCGCCACCAAGCCGCTGACCACCGCGGCGGTCACCGCCTACACCTTCACCGTCAACTGCTCACAACTCAAGCCGACCAGCATTCCGATCGTCGAGCTTGGTAATGGCAGCAATACGCAAGGCCTGCCGGTGATGACCACGGTGACGGTCGCTGCCCAGCAGGTCGGTCCCGGCACATTGACGATCGTGATATACAATGTGCACGCCACGCAGGCGCTCAACGGCACGCTCGTTGTTTACGTCGCGCTGATCAACTAAAAGAAAAGGCCCCGCCGAAGCGGGGCCAAGTTTGCTCTAGGGAAGGTTACGCTACATGCAACGACGTGGATTCTGGCTTTCACTTTGTCGCATGTATGGCAGCGAGCGCCGCCCGCCCAGACATTCTAGCCCAACTTGCGGCTCGGCCCTCGGCTTGTCAGGCCGAGCCGTCTTTTTCCTTGCGTCTCTCAGAAAGGAACGTGAACAATGACCGAAGAGAACGTGCTTGAGCGTAAGACGCCTCCCCAGCGGAGCGGCTCCGGACAGGAGGACGAGATCATGTACGTTCCGGGTCCGCAGGATCCGGTGGAGACGACCGTGGCCGGCGACGGCAGCCCCCGCAGCGGCATCAAGTTCCGCGCCAACATCCCGCAGAAAATTTCCCGCAAGGTAACAACGACGGTGCTGGTGCGCGCGGAGCGCGAGAACGCAGACGGCCAGATCGTGTCGCGCGCGATCGAAAAGCGCGTGCCGCTGGTTGATCTGCTGCGGGACAATCCCTGCTTCTCGATCAATGGCGCACCGCCGCGGATACGCGAGCAAGGGATGGCACGGCTGCCGAGCGATCCCGACAGCTATCGCGGCTATGCCTACGGCTGGATAGCCGCCGCCAAGGATGCGCAGGACCTGAAGATACGGTGGGATGCCGAGGAGGAGACGCGCAACCGGCTCGGCGTCACCACGGAGGATCTCCGCCAGCTAGTTCCGTTCTACCAGGGCCGGCTGATCTCGCTCGGCGGCGCCCGCGAAATCGAAGCGCTGCCGCCGCAGTAAGCCATGGCATCGCTGCGCACAGCCAACGACCTCGTCACCGAGGCGTTGGCCAATCTCGGCGTGTTAGCGGCGGGACAGCCAACCGATCCCGAGGACTTCAACTACGTCAACGTCAAGCTGGACGCGATTTTCCGCAAGCTCGATGCGCTGGAGATCGTGAGCTTGCCGGATCCTTCGCAGGTCGGCGGCAACGTCGCATTCATTCCGGCTGCCTATTTTTCCGATCTGGCAGACATCGTGGCCGGCGAGTGCGCGACCAAATTTGGTGAAACGCCGGACGTGCACGCGCTGCTCCTGATGAAAGGCCTGGGCGGCATCCAGGGCGTGGACGTCGGCTTTGGCGCGGCGGCAAAGTCGCTGCGTGCGATCGTACGCGGCAAGCCGACCTATGAAGTGGTGCGCGTGGAATACTTCTAAATGGCAGCGTGCTCCACCTGTATCTTCTGGGATCAGCTGATCGGTGACGTCAGCCACGGGCGGTGCCGCTACAATCCTCCAGTGCCGCTCCCGACCCAGGAATATTACCCGGGCCCGCCGCCGGCCCTGAAACAACAGACCCCAGCTTCGTTCTGGACGTTGACCGCGCAGAACGATTGGTGCGGGCAGTATCAATCTTCGCCGCCGCCGTCACTGATGCCGGCGGTCAGCGGCGTTGCACCGACACAGCCTGCCATCACCGTCGCTGCCGAGGTGATGCTTGGGCTCGGGCTGGTGACTGGCTTCGTCATCACGCCGATCCGTACCGGACGCGTTGCTGGCATCATCTCCGGCACCCTGACCAGCAGCACGGCCAACGCCCAGATCAACATCACCGGCCGGCACGGTACCGGCACTGCGCCAGCCAACGGCGCTCCCGTGACCGGACAATTGTGGGCGACCACGCAGCATTACGTGATCAAGACGAGCGCTGATGTGCATGGCTTTACCGTGATCGGCGGCAATCCTGGGCTGGCTCTCAATATGCCGGTTTGGTTTGACCTGTCGGTGGCGTCCCCGGCCGGCGGCACGACCACCCTCGATGATGTGCAAAGTTTGTTTTTCGAGCTTTGATCATGCCGACCAAGCCGCCCTCACCAATCCCGATTCCGCACAGCACGTTTCCCGGCGCCAATCCACAGGAGAGCGCCGGCCGCCTGATCAACTGTACGGCCGAGCCGCTCGGCGAGGGCACCAATCCGACAGGACCCGCTTCCAACGTCTGGCGCCGGCAGCCCGGGCTCTCGCAGTTCAACCTGCAGCAGACCGGGCAGGCGGGCTACCGCGGCGGCATTGTGGTCAATGCGCTGTCGTATGAGGCATGGTCCGGCAATGCGTCCACGCTCGATGTCAATGGGAACTACACCAGCCTGGGCGCCTTTCCGGGTACGCAGAAAGCGAGCTTCGCGCGCAACCAAGCCTCAGTTCCGGACGTGGTTGCGGTCGATCCAAGCAATGGCGCCTATATCCTGGCGAGCGCGGCGCTCGCGAGCGCCACCGGCACCGCGACGATCGGCGGCACGACGCTCAACTCGGGAGACACGGTTTCTCTCTTTATTCAGAACATTGGGGTGCTTGGGTTCCCGGCATCGGTCACCTATACGCTTGGCGCTGCTGAAACCACGACCACTATTGCGACGGGTCTCCGAAACCTCATCAACGCCAACACAGCAGCGATAGCGGCGGGCCTCACCGCAACGAGCGCGGCCAACGTCATTACGCTCACGCAACCCGGCAGCATCGGCAATTCGACCAACCTCTCTGCGACGATCACCGGCACCGGCAACGAGACGGTCACCTTCTCGCCGAGCACCGGCAACCTTGCGGGCGGCAGCGGTACTCCCGGCATCAGCGGGCCGTTCCCGCAGCTTTACAATGCCGGCGGCGTGCTGCCGCAGCCGAACAGCGTCTGCTTTCAGGATTCGTATTTTTTCTTCACGACCGGCGACGGCCGCTGCTTTGCGACCTTCAACAATTCCCTCAACATGAATGCTCTGACGTTCATCCAGGTGGTGAGCAAGTCGGACGTCTTGTTGCTGCGGGCGATCGCGTTCTCAGGTCTGCTTTGGTTGTTCACCACAGGAAATTGCGAGATCTGGCAGGACACGGCGCAACCCTATCCGGGCTTCCCCTATTCGAGGCTCTTGCCGATCGAGTACGGGCTCGTGCAGCCGAGCGCGATCGCCGGCTGGGAAACGGGCTTCAGCGAGCTAATATGGGTCGCGCAGGATTTTGGGGTGTGGTGGTGCACGGTAGGTTCGACCACGCCCGTGAAAGTATCGCCGCCCGATCTCGATCGCCTGATCGAGCAGGAGGTGCGCGCCGGTAATACGCTGGAGGCCGGCTGCTATATCTTCTCGGGGAAAAAATTCTGGACGCTGTCGTCGCCGGACTGGACCTGGGAATTCAATGTCGGCACCAAAAAATGGAACGAGCGCACGAGCCTCAACGTGACGCTCGGCACGCAAGTGCGCTGGCGCGGAACCGGCGGTCATCCATTCCTCAATATCAGCGGCATGGTGACCAAATGGCTGATGGGCGACACGCAGAGCGGAAACCTGCTCTGGGTCGATCGCAGCAATTATACCGAGAACGGCTCGCCGATCCTGTTCCGGGCCGAGAGCGGGCCGGTCAGGGACTTCCCCAATCAGATCCGGATCGCGCGCGCGGACTTCGACTGGGATTTCGGCGTGGGCTCGTATCTTGATGCGAACACCGTCGTGCTCGGCACGGCCGCCGGGACCGGCGGCGTCATTGTGCTGCTCGTGCAGACCACGGCCAGCATGTTCACAGGCGACACCGTGGTCGTGACCGGAGTCGGCGGCACGACCGAGGCCAACGGCACCTGGACGATGACGCGGATCGACGCAACGCATATCAGCCTGAACGGTTCGCTGTGGGTCCATGCGTGGACCTCGGGCGGCGTCATCCACGACACCTCGGTGCCGGCGGACGTGCTCAATCCGGTGTGCGCGATCTCGTTGTCCAAGGACGGCGGTTATACGTGGGGCAACCCGCTGATCCGGGCGCTCGGGCCATATGGCCGTGCCAAGCGCATGCGCGCCTCAGTCAAGAGCCTGGGCCTGTCGGGCCCGCAAGGCGTGCGCTGGCGGGTGGACGTGTCGTCGGCGGTCTATGTCGGATTGCTCGGCGGCAGCATGTCGAGCGATCCGCGCGAAGTCGGTGCCTGATGCCGTCAACGGCATTCCCGCTCCCGCATGTTAACGAGGCCTGGATCGATCCCGAGACGGGGATGCCGACCCAGGTTTTCTACCAGTTCATGGCGGCGACGTTCCCGACCGGCGTCGATGTGCTCGGCAGCATCCTGCAACTGTCTCCCAAATTGTTCCGGCAGCTACCGGCGCATCCGCTGGAAGGAATGATCGG